CAAGCAGTTATTGGTGGAACACTTGATAAAGAAACTGAAATTGCATTAAAAAAGAATCCACATTTAAAGGGTGTTAGTTATGAAAGAATCAGAGAAGAGTTTGTAAAGGCAATTCAAAAGGGTAAACAACCATCACAATTTATGATGATGTGTGATAAGTTAGGATTTACAAAACAAATATTTCCAAAGTTAAAGATAACAAAACCTTATCCTAATGTCAAGGATCATATTTTATTTTTATCATTTATTTTAAGAAAGAATGATGTGAGTAAGTTAGGTAAGATTTTAAATTCATTAAAGTATAGTGCAAAAGAAAGTAATAACATTCAATTCTTGGTTTATTTAAATTCATTCAAACCAGAGAACATTTACATGGTTAAGAAAGCACAAGAGAAAACTACTTTAACACCACATCAAATTGTACAATATGGTAAGATGATAGGAAAAGATTTTAAAAAATTATCAACATTTAGATTATCAGTAAAGGGTGGTGGAGAACAATTCATTGGATTAAAAGGAAAAGAAATTGGTGATAAGATAAGAGATTTAGAAAAGAAAAAGTTTTTAGGTGAGATAGCAGTACCATCACCAAGTAGAAAAGGTATTAATAAAAACAAAACTGATAGAATGAGTGGTTATAAAAAAGTAGAAGAAATTTTAACAGAAGTGGATATTTCACCTTCACACTTAGAAATGTTGAGAGCAATATATGCAACTGTTAAAGGAATAAATCCATCAGGAAGTGCATATAAAAATTTAATTTCTTATTTAGATCATATGTCAAGAAGAAATTTACAAAAAATATCAAGAGCTAAAATAAAATGGTTATCACCATTAGCAAAAAATAGGTTAAAATTCTCAGAAAATGTAAATGAAAGAGCAAAACAAGCAGTATCAGGTAGAAAGGTTCATAGATATATAACAGGATTTAATCTTAAACATAAAGGTAGAAAATATAAAGAAATAGATTTTGAGTTAGTCAAAATTGATAATAAAACAGATATGGTTACATTAAAAATCTTGGCACCTAAAAAATTTTTTGGACAAAAAGTTCCAGTAAAATTTAGAACACTTCGTAGAGGCCCATTTATGAAAACTGATACGAGTAAAAAAATGGAAAATCTTAAAAAAACGCTTGACTTATATAGTAAAAATGTTGTATATTCTATTAGTGAGAAAGGGGATTTTACATCCAATGTGATAGAAGATAAATCAAAAATTAAAAAAATCGTAGGTGTATACGGTGGACGGTTTCAACCGTTTGGGCCCCACCATTTGAAAACCTACAAATGGTTAAAATCAAAAGTAGATGACGCTTATATAGCCACATCTAATCTTAAATCTTTACCACGACACCCGATGAACTATAAAGAAAAAGTTCGTCATATATCAAAAATGGGTGTACCTGCAAATAAGATTATACTTGAACCATCACCATTGGTTGCAAAGAACTTACTCAAAAAATTCGACCCAGAAACTACTGCAGTTGTTTACATATTTGGTAAAAAAGACGCAGGTAGATTAAAAGGTGGTAAGAAAAAGAGTGGTGGATTATCATATTTTCAAGATTTTAAAAAGAATAAAAATAATCTTAAAGGACATGAAGAACATGGATATTTTCTAACTGCACCGCATGTTAGTATGAATATTGGTGGAAAAGAAATTTCAGGTACTACTATGAGAAATGTTTTAGGTTCACCAAAACTTGATGATAAACAAAGAGAGAAATTATTTAAAAAGTTATTTGGATATTTTAATCAAGGTAACTTTAATATGTTGACTAATAAATTTAAAAAATTATTTGAATTTTATAATCAACCTTCAGTAAAAGATATAATAAAAGAAGCTAGTGCACTTGGAGTACACTTTGATGCGGGTATATTGGATGATGAGGGATTGTATGATTTCTTTAATTCATTTGATGATTATAAAAGAGTATCACCAAAACATGCAGATATATTGGGATGGGAAGTAATTGGTGATATTGTAAACTATAAGAGAGCAACAGACCCTGCATACGATTTTCAATATGTAGCAGATAGAGTTGATACAGTTACATTTGGTAAAACGATAAATCAAAAAACATCAAATGAAGATAGTGTTGATAATCCATATCCAAAGTATAGAAAACATATGACAAATATGGCAAATAAATTAGGTTGGGAAATAGTTAAATTCTTCGGTAAACCTACAGCTAAAGTTAAAGATTCAACTACTTTTGATATGAAAGATATTACTAAAGGTGTTGAAAAAATTAAAAAATTACAAGAACAAATAGATATAACAAAAGATACAAAGGAGTTACTACTTATGGGCGGAGCCTATGGACACATGAGTCATCCATTTGATGACAATAATCTTACATTTTCAGATTTGAAACAGATAATTATTAATGGGTTAGGTGGAACTCTTGATAGAGAAGATGGAGTTACAGAGAAACTTGACGGACAAAACCTAATGGTAAGTTGGGTTGATGGGAAGTTGAGAGCGGCCCGAAATAAAGGACACTTGAAAAATCATGGTAAAACTGCACCTACCACGAGTGGTATAAAAAGTATGTTTAGTGGTAGAGGTGAAATTGAAAAGGCTTTTGTGGGAGCAATGAAAAGTTTAGAAAAAGCTATTGGTAGTTTAAGTGATAAACAAAAAGAAAAAGTTTTTGGAAATGGTAGTAAGTGGATGAATTTAGAGGTTATGTATCCTAAAACAGCAAATGTAGTTGATTATGATATTGCAGAAATTGTATTTCATGGTACATTAGAATATGATAAAAGTGGAAAACCAATTGGACAACCAAAAGACTCAGCTCGTATGTTGGCAGGTATGATTACACAAACAAATAATCATATACAGAAAATGTTTAGAATTGGAAAACCCAATTTCTTAACCGTACCTAAACATCAAAATTTTGGTAAGATGAAAAATAAGTTTTTAGGACAATTAAAGAAATTACAATCTCACTATGGATTGAAAGATAATAGTCGGTTGGGTGAATATCATGAAGCATATTGGAGAGAGTATGTTTTTAACGCATCTAAACAATTTGGAATTAGTTTAAAACCAAATCAATTTGTTAGTTTGGTTAATAGATGGGCATTCTTTGATAAATCATATAAGGTAAGAGATATTAAAAAAGATTATAAAGATAATCCTAAATTTTTAGATTGGATATTATCTACAGATAAAAATGATGTTCAAAAGATTTTTAAAGATAACATAAAACCATTTGAAGTTTTATTCTTTTCAGTTGGTGCTGAAATATTGAAAAACATAAGTGGGTATATGGCAGCCTCACCAAATAAAACAGTACAAAAAATGAGAAAAGAAATTATTCAGGCATTACGGGATTTGAAAAGTGGTGGTAAGGTTGATAAATTAAAAAAGTTAAGAATACAAATTGAAAAATTAGAGGCAATTGGTGGATTAGATGCAATTGTTCCAAGTGAAGGTATCGTTTTCAAATATAAAGGAAAGATATATAAATTCACAGGAGCATTTGCACCAATAAATCAGATATTGGGTAGTTTGAAATTTGGTTAGGAGTTACAATGGGATATAGTAAAGAATCAGAAAGACAAAATGAAGTATTAAAAGATTTACTTTCAGGTAAAGAACATACAAAAAAATATGTTCAAGTTGGATACGAGGGTAAATCAAAAGAAAAGGGAGATGTAAAATCAGAATTAACTGATATTATGGCAACAGTAAGAATGCCTTGGTTTTGTCCATCTTGTAAAAAAGCAATGAAGAAAAAACTTGATAATAAGTTTTGGAGACTAAATGGACATTGTTTTGATTGTCAAATTGAGATGGAGAATAAACTTCGTATCAATGGAGAATTTGAACAATATGCTAAAAAGAAAATTAATGATAATAAAAAGGCATACTTAAAGGATTTAAAACAAAGTATTGATGAATTTGAACAAACAGAGGGTAAGGCAGAATTTTTTAATTCAGTAGGTGTTAAAGATATTGAACTTGAAAAAGAAAAATGGGAAATGGGAGAGGATCAATTTAATAAAGTAATTGATGAGGCCCGAGAATACATAACTAAATTAGAAGAGGCTATAGATGAAGAATCAAAGGAACTTGATACTGCCTGAAAGTGTAATAATTGAATTAATGGGAATGGTTTCTCAGTTGGGTAATGTTGCTGCAGAGTATCATATGAAGGTTAATAATGAAGATACTGAAGAAGTAACGAGAGTGTATAGAATGATTTTAGAAAAATTAATGAATTTGGAAGAACATGATAAAACTGGATATTTATCATTAGAAGAGATTTGTAACGAAGTTGGTATAGATTTACCAAGTAAAGGAGAACACAATGGGAATCATCGATTGGATTCTTGAATTTCTTTTTGGCGGAAAGAAAAAAGAAGAAGTCAAAAAGTTAGACAAGGCAATAAAGGTAAAAGAGACAGAAACGAAAGAACTTGAAAAACAAGTTACTGCACTCGAATCTAAGAAGAAAGTTAACAAAAAAGAGGTAGCATCCCTTAAACGAAAGGTAACTACTACAAAGAAACATATTGTTGAAGCTAAGAAAGCTGTCGAATTTGACGATAGCGATGAGGCTTTAAAATATTTGAAGAAATTTTCTAAGTAGTATATATTTATATATATGAGATATATTATATACATATTACTATTAGTTGGGTTTCTTTATGGACAATCTGAAGAAGAAACTATACCTGTACCTAAATCGGATGTAATTGAGTGGGCAAATAAACTCAAACAATACGAGACATCGGATAGTTTACAAACAAGTTTAATTTCAGATTTAGAACTTCAAGTTAAAAAGTTAGAAGAAAATTCTACATTAGATTCTTTGATAATTTCAACGAGATTACATCAAATTGATTTATTAAAAGAGACTAATCAACTTTATAAAGAAAAAATAAAAGTTGTCAAACCAAAATGGCATGAGAATAAGTGGTTGTGGTTTACTTATGGAGTAGTGGCCACATCAACATCAGTTTGGTTGACAGGACAATTAGTAGGCGAATAATGGCAACACAGATAAAAGAAGTAATCAAACAAGAGTATGTTAAATGTGCTCAAGATCCTGCATATTTTATGAAGAAGTATTGTGTGATACAACATCCAATACAGGGTAAAATTCCATTTTCTTTATATGATTTTCAAGAGAAAACTGTAAATGAATTTCAAGAAAATAGATTTAATATTATCTTGAAGGCACGACAACTTGGTATCAGTACATTAACCGCTGGATATTCTTTATGGATGATGACATTTCATCAAGATAAGAATGTGTTGGTTATTGCTACAAAACAAGAAGTTGCTAAAAACTTAGTAACGAAAGTTCGTGTTATGCACTCAAACTTACCATCTTGGTTGAAACAAAAATGTGTTGAGGATAACAAATTAAATCTTCGATATATGAATGGTTCACAGATTAAGGCAGTTTCTTCAGGACCTGAAGCAGCTCGTTCTGAAGCTCTATCATTATTGATATTAGATGAGGCTGCTTTTGTAGATAAGATTGATGATATATGGACTGCTTCACAACAAACACTAACTACTGGTGGTAGTTGTATTGCACTTTCTACACCTAACGGAGTTGGTAATTGGTTTCATAAAAATTGGGTTGAGGCAGAAGAAGGTCGTGGAATGTTTAATTTTATTAAATTACATTGGACGGTTCATCCAGATAGAAATCAAGAGTGGAGAGATGAACAAGATACTTTGTTAGGATTACAGAGTGCAGCACAAGAGTGTGATTGTGATTTTATTACTTCTGGTACTTCAGTAATTGATGGTGTTATATTGGAAAATTGTAGAGAAACTCAAGTGAAAGAACCAATTGAAAAACGAGGTGTTGATAATAATTTATGGGTGTGGGAGCCACCAAATTATACAAAGAGTTATGTGGTAACGGCAGATGTTGGTAGAGGTGATAGTGCAGACTATAGTGCATTTCATGTTATGGATGTTGAAAAAGTAGAACAAGTAGCAGAGTATAAAGGTAGAGTTCCTACTAAAGATTTTGGTAATATGTTAGTTAGTATCGCAACAGAATATAACGATGCTTTACTAATTATAGAAAACAATAACATTGGTTGGGCAACCATCCAACAAGTAATAGATAGGGAATATCCTAATCTATTTTATACAAGTAAAGATTTAAGATATGTCGATATTGCTCATCAAATGAACAATCGATATAGAAGTGAAGAAAAGAAAATGGTGGCTGGATTCAGTACCACTATGAAAACTCGACCTTTGATTATTGCAAAGTTAGAGGAATATTTTAGAGATAAAAGTGTAACAGTTCGTTCAAATAGATTGATTGATGAATTGTTTACATTTATTTATCTTAATAATAGAGCAGAAGCAATGAGAGGATATAATGATGATTTAGTTATGTCTTTTGCTATTGGTTTATGGGTTCGTGATACTGCTTTAAGATTACGAACAGAAGGAATTGAATTAACAAAAAAGACACTTGATAAATTTCAAGATATAGATGGTCTATATGTACCCGAAGATAATGACAATGGTGAATGGGATTGGGAAGTAGGCCACGAAAGAAAAAAAGAGTCGTTAAAGTGGCTCTTATAAGTGAGGTAAAATATGGCAGATAAATCATTATTTAGTCGATTACAACGATTATTTAGTACAAATGTAATTGTAAGAAATGTTGGTGGTAGGAAACTAAAAATAGCTGATACAGAACAAGTTCAATCACAAGTCAAATCACATTTGATTGATAGGTATTCTAAATTACATAGTGGGTTGGATATGGCGAATAGTGGATATTCTACTTACGCACAAATGCAGGCTGCACGATTGGGGTTATTTAAAGATTATGAAACGATGGAGGCAGATTCAATAATTGCATCTGCACTTGATACATACGCAGATGAATCAACAATGAAAAGTGCGTATGGTGAGTCGTTAGAAATACAAAGTGATAATGATCAAATAAAACAAATACTACATAACTTATTCTATGACATTATGAACATAGAATTTAATCTATGGCCGTGGGTAAGAAATATGTGTAAGTATGGAGACTTCTTTTTGTACTTAGATATTAGTGATAAGTATGGAATTCATAATGTAGTTCCAATGTCAGCTTATGAAATTATTAGAGTAGAGGGAGATGACCCAGAGAATCCTTATTATACAAAGTTTGTATTAGAAGCAATGGAAAATGCACATCCTTATTTTGCTCGTTCAACTACAAATAAAAAGATTGAATTTGAGAACTTTCAAATTGCACATTTCAGATTGGCAAACGATAGTAATTTATTACCTTATGGAAAATCAATGGTTGAAAGTGCTCGTAAAGTATGGAAACAAATTACATTGATGGAAGATGCTATGTTGATTCATAGAATCATGAGAGCACCTGAGAAGAGAGTATTCAAAGTTGATATTGGAAATATTCCACCAAACGAAGTTGACAATTATATGCAAAGAATAATCAACAAAATGAAGAAGACACCTTTTATGGATGATACTACTGGTGATTATAATTTGAAATTTAACATACAGAATTTAACAGAAGATTTCTTTATGCCAGTTCGTGGTGGAGATAGTGGAACACAAGTTGAATCATTACCAGGAATGCAATATGAAACCACAGAAGACATTGAGTATTTAAAAAATCGTATGTTAGCGGCTTTAAGAATACCAAAAGCATTTCTTGGTTATGAAGAAAGTCTTGGAAGTAAAGCAACACTTGCAGCAGAAGATGTAAGATTTGCTAGAACTATTGAAAGAATACAAAGAATTGTAACAAGTGAATTGACAAAGATTGCAGTTGTTCATTTATACGCACAAGGATATACAGATGAAGAATTGGTAAACTTTGAATTGAAATTAACTAATCCATCTACAATTTATGAACAAGAGAAGATTGAATTGTGGAGTAATAAAGTTAATTTAGCTCGTGATGTAAAAGATAATAGTTTAATGTCAAGTGATTGGGTGTATAAAAACATTTTTAATTTTACAGAAAAAGAACAAGATGAACTTGAAAAAGAATTAATAGAAGACCAAAAACAGAAATTCAGATATTCTCAGATTGAAACTGAGGGTAATGATCCTGCCGAAAGTGGTGATTCAGTTGGAACACCAAGTGATATGGCAGCAGTTGGAATGGGGGCAGATGATGTTCAAGAACCACCTGAAACTGCAGCAGGTTCTATTTTTGATCAAGGTGGAGCACCTGAAGGAGGATTTGAGGGAGCTGGAAGACCAAAAGAAGTAAGTAAATATAGTAAAGATGGTAGTGCAAGAGGACGAGATCCACTTGGTAGACCAAAAATACCAATGGCTTTAGCTCATTTTGATAGATTAAAAAAATCTTTTGGGAGTAAAGCAAGAGAAATATTAAAAGAAACAATTGATAGTGAAGAAATAGATAAAGAATATAAAGATTTTACGGAAGATAAATAACGATTATTTGAAGTTTTTATATTTATTTATGTATAAACTTATCATGAATGGAGTGTTTGATGAATTATAACAAGAAGCA